ATCTGCGTAGTGTATGTCACAGAGGATGGTAAGTGGTTTGTTGAGAAGATTATCCACGGAAGATGGGATATTAGAACGACTGCTGTGAACATCTTGATGGCTATTCGGGACTATAAGCCTTTGAGTATTGGAATAGAGAGGGGAGCGCTGAAGAACGCTGTTTTGCCCTATTTGAGCGACTTAATGCGAAAAAGTAACATCTATGCCCATATTATTGATTTAACGCATGGAAACAGGAAAAAAGCAGATAGAATTATCTGGGCATTGCAAGGAAGGTTTGAACATGGCAGAATCACGCTTAATTCGGAAGAGAATTGGGATGATTTTGTTGACCAACTTCTAATGTTTCCCGCACAGGGAGTTCACGATGACTTACCTGATGCGCTTAGTTATATAGATCAGTTGGCTGTAACTTCATACTTTCAAGAAGATGAAGAAGATGAATGGCAACCGATAGACATCATATCAGGGGTTTAAGCATGGAATTTCAAGAGCCAACAGATTCAGATAAAGAGTTAGTTGATTTCGTTGTTAACCATTGTGATCGTTGGCGAGATTACCGCAATTCCAACTTCTTGTCTGATTGGCTTGAATACGAGCGCATCTTTACTGGTGAGTGGGACATCCAAGACAAGACCCGTGAGTCCGAGAGAAGCAGAATTGTCACCCCCGCTACCCAACAAGCCGTAGAAACCCGTCACGCTGAGATCATTGAGGCTATCTTTGGTCAAGGTGAGTTCTTTGATATTCAAGACGATATTCGTGATGTCAACAACAATCCATTAGATGTAGCCGCTATCAAGGCTCAACTGATGGAAGACTTCAAGATTGACAAGATTCGCAAGTCCATCGACCAGATTGAGTTGATGGCAGAAATCTATGGTACTGGCATTGGTGAAGTTATTGTCAAAACAGAGAAGATTTACGTTCCTGCTACGCAACCAATACCTGGTCAAGTTGGTCAAGCAGCCATTGGTGTGATTGAAAAAGACCGCATTGCAGTCAAGATTGTTCCTGTTAACCCTAAAAACTTCTTGTTCGACCCCAATGGGACTTCTATTGATGACTGTATGGGTGTGGCTATTGAGAAATATGTCTCTATCCACAAGATTGTTAAAGGTCAAGAAGATGGTATCTATCGTAAGGTAGCTATCGGTACTGACTCAGAAGACACAGACTTAGAGCCTACACAAGAAGTTACTCAATACGAAGACGATAAAGTTAAACTTTTGACTTACTACGGATTAGTCCCTAGAGAATACATTGAACAACTAGAGAATGAAGAAGAGATTGAGGATTTATTCCCTGAAGACTCTATTCAAGATGATTATTCTGACTTGGTAGAGGCTATTGTCGTTATTGCCAACGATGGTGTTCTGTTAAAAGCAGAGAAGAACCCTTACATGATGAAAGATAGGCCAATTCTTGCTTATCAAGACGATACAGTTCCTAATAGACTATTAGGTAGGGGTACTGTAGAGAAGGCTTATAACTCTCAAAAGGCTATTGACGCACAGATTCGTTCACATTTGGACTCTCTGGCGTTGACTACTAGCCCCATGATTGCTATGGATGCTACTAGACTGCCTCGTGGTGCTAAGTTTGAGGTAAAGCCAGGCAAGGCAATCCTGACAAACGGCAATCCCGCAGAGATTTTGTTCCCCTTCAAGTTCGGAAATACCGATTCTGGGAACATAACAACTGCTAAAGAGTTCGAAAGAATGCTTTTACAAGCAACTGGTACGCTTGATTCACAAGGAATGGTCTCTGCTGTGTCTAGAGACTCGAATCAGGGCGGTATCTCGATGGCTGTGGCTTCTATTATCAAGAAGTACAAGCGTACATTGGTGAACTTTCAAGAGGATTTCTTGATTCCTTTCATCAACAAAGCTGCTTTTAGATATATGCAGTTCGACCCTGAGCGGTATCCTACTGTTGACATGAAGTTTATACCGACTGCTGCTCTTGGGATTATCGCTCGTGAGCATGAGCAACAACAGTTCATTTCCTTACTTCAGACTCTTGGCCCTAATACACCTGTTTTGCCTGTTATTCTTAAAGGAATCATGGCTAACTCATCTTTGTCTAACAGATATGAGTTGATTCAGATGTTAGATGAGATGTCTAAGCCTGATCCACAAGCTCAGCAGATGCAACAAGCACAGGCTCAGTTAGCTATGCAATCGGCTCAAGCTCAGATTGCAGTACAAACTACGCAAGCAGAGCAAAATCGTGCTGAAGCGCAAAAATTGATGACTGAAGCGCAATTGATGCCTATGGAATTGCAAGCTAAGAGCATGGCGGCTAACACTAAGAACCTTCCAAATGATGCTGATTTAGCGTCTAAAGAGTTTGATAAGAGGGTTAAGATTGCTGATCTGATGCTTAAAGAAGCTGACATTAAGAACAAGTCTAAGATTGTTGAATTGCAGATGGCTGATAAGTTAAATGCTCAGAATAAAGTAAAACAAGATTTCTTGTCTAAACTTACAGATGGTTTAAAGAATGGCTAATATCAAAGAGCTAATCCAGAGTATTGAGTCACCAGATTCGTCTTTTGATGACAAGTTAGCCGCCATCAATCAGATGGAGGAGACACTTGTTGCCATGCGAGAGCAAGAACAAGAAGCCATTGATGACAATGTAGAGTTGATTATCGAAGCTCTCAAAACAATTGAAGCCAAAGTAGAAGCCAAACTAAGAATAATCCCCGAAAAGGGTGAGCAAGGCATACAAGGTCAAAAAGGTGAGCAAGGAGACCGAGGATTAGATGGCTCTCAAGGAAGAGATGGAAAGAATGGTCTTGATGGTAAAGATGGATTAGACGGAAAAGACGGAATTAGCGTCCAAGATGCCAAGATTGACTTCGATGGATCATTAGTCATTACTCTTTCTGATGGCAGAGAAATCAACGTAGGAGAGGTAGTTCCTGTTGATGTTGCCCAGACAATCCATAAGATTCAGAGTGGATCAGGTGGTGATTCACAGACAACTTTAAATGCTATTGCTGCCATACAAGCCACGATTGCTACTTATGGCACGATGGCAACACAGAACGCCAACAACGTAGCCATCACAGGCGGTGCAATAAATGACAGTACTGTAGGCGCAACAACTGCAAGTACTGGTGCATTCACTACATTGAGCGCATCTTCTACAGTCAGCGGCACTGGATTTAGCACATACCTTGCATCACCTCCATCAATTGGTGGTACAGCTGCTGCTGCAGGTACGTTTACTACGCTTGTTGGTAATAGCACATCACAATTTGGTAGAAGTTCTGCTAACTATATTCAAGCAGTTGGCGGAGCAACAACAGTAGCACCAATTTTATCCACTCAAGGTAGTGATACAGATGTATCACTCACCATACAAACGCAAGGCTCTGGAAATTTATTTTTAAGCTCGGCAACAGGTGGAAATATGGCATCATTTTCTGCTGCTTCTTCTACTGCTCTACATTATATAAATTTTCAACAATCAACTGCATCAACGGGAACAGTTAGAGTAGGTGTTTCAGGAACTGGAACAAATGGGTCAATTGCTATTGTTGCAAAAGGTAGCGGAAGTCTTCAATTTTCAACTGCAAATACAACAAGTAATTTGCAATTTGCGGTTGCCAATACAGCTTCTGCTGTGAACTACATACAGGTGACGGGGGCGGCTACTACGGCAATACCAACTATTTCAGTACAGGGTAGCGATGGAAATCCAAGTTTAGGCTTTACAGCAAAAGGTACTGGCTCATTAGTATTTTTCACTAACAGTTCAGCACAAAGACAATTTAGGGTTTCACACACTGCTTCAGCAGTTAACTATCTTGATGCTACTGGTTCTGCCGCAGGTTCTGCTCCCGTTTTAAGCGTTGTTGGCACAGACACAGACATTGACCTAACCCTAACCCCAAAAGGCGCAGGCAATGTCAGATTTGGTACATACACAGCAAGTCCTTTGCTTGCAGTTGCAGGATACATTACCATCAAAGATTCTGGTGGAACAACTCGTAGATTACTCGTAGGATAAAGGAAACAACATGGCATTACTCAAAGCAATCATGACTGACTACGGATGCACAGCCGATTATTGGAACATCGGTGCAGTCCAAGAAGATTTCAAAGGAAAAGTAACAGAAGTAACCTTTTATGGCTATGCTTCTAAAGAAGCCCGTGATTCTGGTAAACAACCATTGTCTGCTGGTAAGGTTCAGATTTCTGGTGACGAGTATGTAGCGGGTGCTGACAGAGCCGCTTTGTATCAAATCATCAAGCAAAAGCCTGAGTTTGAAGGTGCAGAGGACGCATGACACCTGAACTGCAAAAGTATTACGAAGCTAGATTTGAGATGATGTCTACCCAAGGGTGGAAAGATTTAGTAGAAGATATTGACAAAATAATAGTATCTTTGAATAATATCTCTGTAGTTTCTGATGAGAAAGACCTACAATTCAGAAAAGGTGAACTTTCTATCCTAACTTGGCTGAAAAATCTTAAAGAGATCAGCGAGAGGGCGTATGAAGAGATTTTATGATTACGTCTGTGAAAACGGACACAAAACAGAAAAGTTTGTTGTTTATGAGGCAACGAACTTGAAGTGTGAGTGTGGGGCTTTTGCTACACGTTCACTCTCTGCACCAGCTTTTAAACTTGAAGGATGGTCTGGTTCTTTTCCAACGGCTCATGCCAAATTTGGAAAGAGTCATACTGACAAGTTGAAATCTGAGCAGAAACTCAACTCATAAGCAATTATGCCGAGTTGAATCTCCTACAACCGATAACGGCAGGAAAAAGGAAACGTATGTTGATTGACAACGAAAAAGAAGAGTTAAGTGAGTTTGACATTGTCGAACAGAAGACTTCACAAAAAGATACTGATAAGTCGGAACTTCCTGATAAATACAGGCACAAAAGTTTAGATGAAATTGTGAAAATGCACCAAGAGGCTGAAAAGCTCATTGGAAAGCAAGCACAAGAAGTAGGCGAAGTCCGTAAGTTAGCTGATGAACTCATTAAACAGAACCTTAGTTCTAGACAACAACAGACTAGAGTAGAAGAGCCTGAAGTAGACTTCTTTGAGAATCCACAGAAGGCAGTTCAAAGGACAGTTGATAGTCACCCCGACATCATTGCGGCTAGACAAGCCACTTTAGAGATGAAAAGGGCGCAAATTCAGCAGAAGTTAGCGCAAGAACACCCTGATTTTGGCGACATTGCCAAAAATGAGGACTTTGCGAATTGGGTCAAATCTAGCCCTGTTCGTATTGATCTGTTCAAGAAGGCTGATGCTGATTTCGATTATGATGCCGCCAATGAACTGTTATCGACTTACAAAGAACTTCGCTCTGTCAAACAGAAGCAAACGAGTGATGCTGGAGAAGCCACTCGCAAGCAGAATTTGAGAGCAGTTGGAGTAGATGTAGGTGGTTCTGGAGAGTCATCAAAACGAGTTTATCGTAGGGCTGACCTTATTCGGCTGAAAATGCAAGACCCTAACCGCTATGAGGCGCTTTCTGATGAAATCATGTTAGCGTATCAAGAGGGTAGAGTTAAGTAAACTTAATTTATTGGAGATTTAAACATGGCTAATACAGCATTCGCACCTAACAATGCAACCACAGTAACAACCGCAGCTAACTTCATTCCTGAAATTTGGAGTGATGAAATTGTTGCCAGTTACAAAAAGAACCTTGTTCTAGCGAACTTGGTTATGAAGATGAACTTTAAGGGTAAGAAAGGTGACACAGTTCACATTCCAGCCCCTGGTCGTGGCAACGCTTCTTTGAAGGGCAAAACTGACGCAGTTACCCTGATCGTTGATACAGCATCTGAAGTTCAAGTAGCTATTGACAAGCACTATGAATATAGCCGCTTGATCGAGGACATTGCAGAAGCGCAAGCCCTGAATTCTATGCGTAACTTCTACACATCTGACGCAGGTTATGCCTTGGCTAAACAAGTCGATACAGACTTGATTCAGTTGGGTCGTTCTGCCAATGGCGGTACTGCTGGTAGCGCACGTTACACTGGTGGTTTTATCGGTGGTGATGGCACAACAGCCTTCGACTACTCAGCTAACTCTAGTGCTGGTAACGCTTCTGCTCTGACTGATGCGGCTATTCGTCGTACTATTCAGCGTTTGGATGACAACGACACTCCTATGGATGGTCGCTTCTTCATCATTCCTCCTTCAAGCCGTAACACATTGATGGGTCTTTCCCGTTACACTGAGCAGGCTTTTGTGGGTGATGGCAACACTATCCGCAATGGTGAGATCGGCAACCTTTATGGTATCCCCGTGTTCACATCTAGCAATGCTGACTCTGCATCTGCAACTGCCGCTTACCCAACAAGTGGTTCTGCTATTGCTCGTGTCTGCTTGATGGGTCACAAGGAATCTATGGTTCTGGTTGAGCAAGTTGGTATCCGTTCACAAGTTCAGTACAAACAAGAGTATCTTGCTACTTTGTTTACTTCTGACACTTTGTATGGTGTTGCCGCTTTGAGAAGCGCTGCTACTACTGGTGCAGCTACTTCTTCTTCCATGTTTGCCTTGGTTGTTCCTTCTTGATAACAACCTTTCCCCTCGCCTTAACGGGTGGGGGGTTTTTCTTTATTTAGGAGATTATTATGGCAGCAGCAACCGCAGTCGTTTCCCGCAGGGGCAATGACCAGTTTCGTGGTCTTTTTTCTGACACTTGGTCAGTAACAGCAACACTTAATGCCTCATCTTTAGCTGATGGCGTGGGTGAGACAAACACCATTACCGTACCTGGCGTGGCTTTGGGCGATATTGTGATGAACGTAAGTTTGGGAGTGGATGTCTCTGGCATCTCTATCACGCCTTATGTTTCAGCCGCAAATACTGTCTCTATTCGTTTCCAAAATGAATCAGGCGGTACTTTGGACTTAGCAAGCACGACAATTAAGTGCGTTGTAGTTCGTTTGGTCTAATCTAAAAGGGGGCTAACTACCCCCTTTTTCACGGAGTTCTTATGGCAACCTTTCGATGCTTACAAAGCGGTAACACAGTTACTTTCACATATCAGTACGATATTGACACAATGAAAGGTCATCAGGGCTATGTTAGAGTAGATCAAGAGATCGAAACTAAACCTGTTGTTCAAACCCCTGAACCCAAGAAGGCTGGGCGACCTAAGAAAGTCGAAAATGTCTGAAATTGACCCAAGAGAATTCGGCAAGTTAGAAGCTCAAGTTGAGGCTTTGCAGACAGAAGTTTCTGCTTTGCGTGAAGATATTAAACTGCTTTTAGAGATGGCTAACAAGTCTAAAGGTGGATTCTTTGTTGGCATGGCTATCGCATCTGTTATTGGTGGTGTTATTTCGTTTATTGCCACTAAGGTTATACGATGAAACTCTTATCTGGCGTTACTTGTCCTATAGCTACTCAGGATGTATCTATCAACCTGAAGAACCGCAATAATGCGTTCAAGAAGTTTGGCTATGGCCCTCCTAACCCAGATGAGGCAAATGATGCGTTTTGGCTAAAGAAAGCCAAGATGTACAACGCTCCTACTGACACCATAAAGTCTATGAGATGCGGTAACTGTGCAGCGTTTATTCAAACACCTAAGATGATGGCTTGTATTGAAGGTGGATTGGAAAAAGATGAGGGCAAAGGTCAACTCTCATACGACATGAATTTTATTAAAGCCGCAGATTTAGGATATTGCGACTTATTTCAGTTTACCTGCGCTGCCAAACGTACTTGTGACGCTTGGAAATCAGGTGGCCCTATTACTAAGGAGAAACCATGATGTACGGAAAAACTAAGATGTCTAGCCCAAAAGCAACTAAGAAGGATACCAAAAAAGGTATGCCTTTAGCTATTATGATTGCTGTTGGTAAGCCTAAAGCTATGCCTACTCGTGGCGGTCGTACCGCTACTAATATGATGAAGAAATCTGGACGAGGTAAATAATGTCATCTTTAACTACTCCCGTTACCCTACTTAATGCTGTAACTGCATCTGGTGCTTCTAAGGCAGTACAAGCTGATGCGGGTCAACCTGCATTTCTTCAGGTTACAGGCATTACAACTGCTACTGTTGCTTTACAGGGCAGTCTTGATGGTACTACCTATGCAACTATTGGCACAGCATTAACTGCTGATGGCATTGTTACTGTGGCTAATGCTCCTAATTATTTGAGAGCTAATTGCACAGCATATACATCTGGAACAATTACAGCAAAGGTTTTGTACTGATATGAAAAAGACTAAAGCAGAAGCTAAGATCAGCAAAGTAATGAAAGAGTATGGTGCGGGTAAACTGCACTCTGGGTCTAAGAAAGGCCCTACTGTTACTTCCCAGAAACAAGCGATTGCGATTGCTTTATCAGAGGCTGGCAAGTCCAAGAAAAAGAAATGAAACAAGGTCTCTACGCTAACATCCATGCCAAGCAAGAACGCATTAAAGCTGGTTCTAAAGAAAAGATGCGTAAGGTTGGTTCTAAAGGCGCTCCTACTGCAAAGGACTTCAAGCAAGCAGCTAAGACTGCTAAAAAGAAATGAAGACTCCTGTTTGGCAAACAAAAGAAGGAAAAAACCCCAAGGGGGGCTTGAATGCCAAAGGAAGAGCATCGTATAATCAAGAAACTGGTGGTAATTTAAAGCCTCCAGTAAAGTCAGGCGACAACCCTCGTAGGGCCTCCTTTTTAGCACGTATGGGCAATATGCCTGGCGCTGAGATGAAAGATGGAAAGCCTACTCGACTTTTACTTTCTCTTAGAGCTTGGGGCGCAACGTCCAAGGAAGACGCTAAAGCAAAGGCTAAGGCGATCTCTAAGAGGAACAAATGAGACCAATATCAGTCGGTAAGAATCTAACTGCTAATACGGCTACTACGCTGTATACAGTGCCGACTGGTTATTACGCTAAGTGTGTGCTTTTACACACTTGCAACACATCTCCAAGCAAGCATATTTCATTTAGTTGGTATGACGCAAGTACTGCTACGACAATTTTGATTGTAAGTGAGCAGGTTTTATCAGCAAGAACAACATTAACGCTTATCTCAGACGCACAGTATTTTGTGATGGAAGAAGGCGATTATTTGACCGCTACATCAGAATCTGCTTCAACAATATCTGTACTTGCTACTTTTGAACAAATAGGACTAACAAGAGCATGACCACATACCTTCAAGCTGTTAATGACGTTCTTGTTCGACTCAGAGAAGAAGAAGTCTCTACTGTTACCGAAACAAGCTATTCCTCTTTGATTGGCAAGTTTGTCAATGATGCCAAGCGTCAGATTGAAGATGCTTATGAGTGGAACATCCTTGGTACTACAGTAGTAGTTTCTACTGTTGCCAACACTTCCTCTTACTCCTTAACAGGTGCGGGTCAGAAGTTCCGTGTTCAAGACGTTATCAATGATACGAATAACACAGCCATGACAAACATCCCGTTTGTTAACATGAATCGTTATTTAAACTTTGGTACTGTTTCTAGTGGTGTTCCTTTGTATTATGCTTTTGATGGTGTAGATGCCAGTTATGACACTAAAGTAACTGTATTCCCTATTCCTGATGGCGTAGTTAGTCTAAGATTTAGCTTGATCGTGCCACAAGCACCATTGACTTCTGATGCTACTGTGATTCTGATGCCATCTGAGTTGGTGGTTCAGAGTGCTTATGCTCGTGCTTTGGTTGAGCGTGGTGAGGATGGTGGTCTATCTTCTTCTGAGGCTTATCAGTTGTACAAGTCTATGCTTTCTGATTACATCTCTATGGAAGCTACTCGCTATCCAGAATTTGGTTCTTTTGAGGCTGTTTAATGGCTCAACAAATCCAAACATTCAGCATTAGCGCACCAGGCTTTTTTGGGTTAAACACTCAGGATAGCCCATTGGATTTAGCTAGTGGTTTTGCTTTGGTTGCCACTAATTGCGTGATTGACCAGTATGGTCGTATTGGTGCTAGAAAAGGTTGGACAAGGGTTAATTCTTCTTCTGGAAACCTTGGTGCTAACGATGTTGGTGTAATACATGAGTTGGTTCAGTCTGATGGCACGTTAACAGTTCTCTTTGCTGGCAACAACAAGATATTCAAACTCGGTGCTTCTAATGTAGTCACTGAGTTGACCTATGGGGGGGGTGGTTCTGCTCCTACCATTACTGCAAGTAACTGGCAGTGTGCTTCCTTGAATGGGATTACTTACTTCTTTCAGACTGGTCACGACCCAATCATTTATGACCCTGCTGTAAGTACAACGACCTATAGACGTGTTTCTGAGAAGACTGGCTATGTAGGGACTGTTCCTAGCGGGAATGTTGCTATAGCGGCTTATGGTCGCTTGTGGGTGGCGTCTTCTAGCACAGACAAGGTTACTGTTAGTTTCTCTGATTTGATTGCAGGTCATGTGTGGTCTGGTGGTACTACTGGTACTTTAGACACAAGTAGAGTTTGGCCTAATGGTGCTGATGAAGTTCAGGCATTGGCTGCTCACAATGGTTTCTTGTTTATCTTTGGTAAACGACAGATTCTTGTTTATCAAGGTGCGACTACTCCTGCAACGATGTCTATTTCTGACACAGTAGGTGGGATTGGTTGTTTATCAAGAGACAGTGTTCAGACAACCAGTTCTGATGTGATCTTCTTGTCAAACTCTGGTGTTCGTTCATTGATGAGAACAATACAAGAGAAGTCTGCTCCTGAGAGAGACTTGTCTAAGAATGTGCGTAATGACTTGATGAGTGATGTTGCCTCTCAGACATTGTCAAACATTAAGTCTGTTTACTCTGAGCGAGAAGGCTTCTATCTGTTGACGATGCCTGTTACGAAGTCAGTATATTGCTTTGATACGAAGGTTATTCTGCAAGATGGCTCTTCCCGTGTAACTACTTGGGATTCAATTACTCCAACAGCCTTAGTATCTTTGAGAAGCGGTGCTGTCTACATTGGTAAGAATGGCTACATTGGTCAATATACAGGCTATAACGACCATACGAGCGTGTATCGGATGCAGTATTACACCAATCATGCTGACCTTGGTAATGTAAATCAGACATCTGTTTTAAAGAAGATTTCTGTTGTAGTGATTGGTGGGACAAATCAACCAGTCATCTTTAAATGGGGCTTTGACTTTAAGACAAACTATCTAAGCTCTACTGCAACCATCCCTGTTCAGGGTGTTTCTGAGTATGGCATTGCTCAATATGGCGCTAATGCAGACCCTGTTGCTTACTATTCTGATGGTATTGCATTGAATACATTGAAAGTATCAGCCAGTGGTACAGGTAAGGTTGTTCAAACTGGCTATGAGTCAGATATTAACGGGTCACAACTTTCTATCCAAAAGATTGAAATCCAAGCTAAAAATGGGAAACTATCATGAGCGACTATACAAAAAGTACTAACTTTACAAGTAAAGATAATCTTACTACTGGCAATGCAAATAAGATTGTCAAGGGTACTGAGATTGATACTGAGTTCAACAACATTGCTACGGCTATTGCTACTAAGCAAGACTATGACGCTGATCTAGCCGCTTTTGCTGCTAAGACTGCTCCTAGTGGTGATGTAGTTGGTACGACAGATACTCAAGGTCTGACAAACAAGACCCTGACAAACCCAACAGTTACAAACTATGTTGAGAGTGTTGTTGCTATTGGTACTGTGACAAGTTCGAGCACGATCAGTCTAACTTCTGGTACTGTTCAGACAGCTACTTTAACCGCTTCTACTGCTTGTACTTTTACGATGCCTACGGCTACTGCGGGTAAGTCGTTTGTCTTGTTGTTAAAACAAGCGGCATCTACAGGCAATGGTACTGCGACATTTACGGGTGTTAAATGGAGTTCTGCTGGTACACCAACAATGACTGCTACTGCGGGAAAGATGGATATCTTCTCATTTGTAGCTGATGGCACTAACTGGTATGGCAATGTTGCACAAGGATATACACCATAATGTTTGCCGCACTTAATTCCTTTCAAGTGGGTGGTAAGCCTACATTTGTTTCAGATGTTTTTAGTATATCTTTGTATACAGGCAACGGCTCTACACAGACTATTACCAATGGGATTGACTTGTCTACCAAGGGTGGGTTGGTTTGGTTGAAAAGTCGTTCTGTTGTTGGAAATAATTGGACACAAGATACCATTCTCGGAATCAACAGCGTTCTGTATCCAAACTTGACAAATGCCGCTGGCAATCCTGCTGGGACAGCAGTAACAACATTTAACACCACTGGTTTTTCACTTGGTACTAACACAAACATAAACAATTCTGGCGACACTTACACCTCATGGACATTCCGCAAGCAAGCAAAGTTCTTTGATATTGTGACTTGGACGGGTGACGGTATTGCAAACAGGTTAATTTCACATTCGCTAACAAGCACTCCCGGATTTATTGTTGTAAAGAGAACCGATACAACCTCAGACTGGAAAGCCCATGATGCAAGCACAGGGTTTCAGTTGTGCCTTAACTTGACAGATGCCGCAAATAGCACGGCAAGTCTTGCGGGGGGTTATCCCGGCTCGGGGACTTCTACAACATTTAGGCTTTTTGCACAATCAGGCTCTTTGGATGCAGTCAACGCATCAGGCGGCACTTACGTAGCCTACCTCTTCGCCCACAACGCAGGCGGCTTTGGTGCATCTGGTAATGACAATATAATTTCTTGTGGCTCTTATACGGGAAATGGAACAAGTCAAACAATTTCGTTAGGATACGAACCGCAATGGATATTAACTAAAAGTACTATTTCAATAAATGGTGATTGGGAAATACTAGATACTATGCGCGGATTTCCCGTAACAGGTAGTTCAACGGCAAAAAGATTAGAACCAAATTTATCAGCGGCAGAAAGCGATATATCAGCAACAGCAAATGACATTGGGCCTGTTGCAACAGGATTTAATGTTTCTGGTGCTGGCTCTAGATTTAATGGAAATAGTGTTTCTTACATCTATATAGCAATTAAAGCTAGTTAAGGAAATATCATGGCAGTAACAAACCAAGAGCTATTTAATATCTTTCTTGCTAATCCGAATATGTCGGATGCACAGATTGTTTCTCTAATGGAGACTAGAGGGATTAGTCCTGCACAAGTTTCACAAACATTTGGTCTACCTGAAGGTCAGATAGTTTCCCGTGTAGCAGCTACTGTTCCTCCAAATCAATCAGTTCTTTTGGGTGACACATGGATTCAACCTCAATACTCAACAACTGGTTCTGGAGAAACCCAAGAGACTGGCCCAATTGAGAGTATTCTTAGCTATAAAACATCTGGCGATGTAAATAACCAAATTCCTGAAGGCACAAAAATTAACAACTATAAGCCAACTGGTGAATTGGCTGGTACTTCTGTAGCAGGCCCAAAATCAGGGCCTTCATTCTTTGGTGGTTTAAAAGACGCATTTAAAGACCCATTTGTTCGAGCGGCTCTTTTGGGTGTTGCGGGTGGTGCTGGTGTATTTGATGGCCTACTAAGTGGTGTGGGTGCAGGAAGT